TATATTGTTAACAATTTATTTACAATTATGACACAATATATTAACAGTAATACGTTATTATATAATCAGAAAGTGAATAATAACTAACAAAAAGGAGGATAAAAAAATGTTAGCAACTACAACTAATTTAAACAGATTTTTGAATAAGGCAGAAAGAATTATCAGAAATAAATATAATGAAAAGGGGTTGATAGTATGTGCACGTATAGACAATGTGTTCGCAATCAACTATAATGGTATTCCATTTATTTTATCGGTAAGTGTAGCGTCATTTAATGTTATTGTTTACAGTATTGCTTTATCGTCTGATTCAAAGAATTATATTATCAACTCGCGCGGTACTTGCGGCAATCAAGAAGATGTTATAAGTGATATTTACGTTGATTTATTACATTATGTTAGAGATAATAACATCTGTTTAGAAACAGTAGAAACCTCAGAAAAGCACTACGCTGATTATACATCTGAAGATGTTGTCAAGGCTGGCATTGCAAAAGAATGCACAGATTGCCCAGACTTTTGCGAAGAAGATTGCATAGAAAAAGCCGAATGCGCACGTGGTAATGATGTTTTTGAGGATTGCAAAACAGTAAAAGAACAAGAGCAATATTTTGATACAGATACTTTACAGCCAAACAAGACAATAATTGCAAAAATTGAAGATATCAATTATTGCCCAAATCAAAATACATGCTGTATTGTTTCACCTTTTGTACATTGCAATTATAACTACAAATCAGAAGCTTGCATTAAAGCGCATAAGAATTTTATTGATGATTGCGAGAAATTACATAAACAAATGAAAGCAATAAGTAATCCAGAATGGCATCACGTTAGTCTTGCTACACTTGCCAACATTGACATTGATATGCTAGACGAAACACGACAGATATACATGCACGTAAGATATCAACTCAATAGAGTTATAAAAGCAATTTATAAATGCAATCGCTACCCAACAATGGATATATTAAGAACTAGCATAATTCAACATATAGAGAATTTACTTAGAAATAAAAAAGTAAATCGTAGCCTTTTACGTTATGCAAAAGCGCAAATAGACAATTGTTATCTGGTTAATGGTGTAATATCAAGTAAGTATGCGGGTAGTTATTCAGAAAAGTCATCAAGAGCATATAAGAAATATTTTTGCCTATAATATCACAGCTGTTCTATCGGCTACACGGGAAGAAAGAAGGAAAATTATGACAGTTAATATCTCGGATTTACAGCATATCGCGAGTAATTTAGTATCAGGCGGTTGGAGTTCAAAAGATGCAAAAGAGATTCAGTTAGAGTATAATTTGTGTGATGATGAAGTAAATGCCCTTGTAGAAATCATGAAAGAAATGGAGAAATAATAGCATGGATAATTTAACAGTTCAAAAGAAATTAAAACTTATCAGTGATTGCGTAGCGGCGGAAGATTCTGTTAGTAAGCTTCATATTGATGTTAGAAAGATGTATGCTTACATAGCAGAAAAGGCAGTAAATTCTGAAACATCAAACGATATTAACTCTCTTGAAATTGCAAAAATTACACTTGATTTTCTTGTAAGGGGGGTCGTAAAATGATTTATTCAATTGTTGTGTGGGGATTTGACACTGATAATGACTATCAGCACGATTGTGACCTTATTAAAGCTAAAAGTTTTAAGGAAGCATTTGCCTATGCTACTAATTATATGTGGCAAGGTTGGACTTTTACAAAAATAGAAATTGAGATAGTACAAGAAAATCAGTATATTATACAATATCATGATAACTATACTAATGAAAATGACCTTTTTAGTTGCAAGGCAGACAGTGAACTTGCTGCAAAGATAAAGTTTAGATTGTGTAATGACTTTTCAGATACTAAACGTTATGAGATAATCAGTGTAAAAGGAGTAACAAAATGCGAAGAATGAAATATAAATATTGTGTAGAAATTGCCTACCTTGATACAGATACCGAATGTATAAAAGTAGAATATATCGAAACGCTATCATATAACGCAACAAATGCAAAAGAGGATAGCTTTTCATATATCAGCAGATTTCCATTCGTCTCACATCCTACAGTAATTGAGGTATACAGAGCATAACAAAAGAGGGGTTCAACCCCTCTTTTTAATTCAGTGCAATATTAAATTCCACGCCATACAACTGTATCTCATCAACACTTGTAAAAGTAGCATACCCACTACCGCTTATATCAACCAAACGGAGATAAATTGCACCACTATCTAACTGTGTAGCATCCCTTGGATTGATAGTAAGAACAGCCATGCATTGATGATAACCGGACTTATCATGAATAATCGCATTACAATTGCAAATACTCTGTGCATTTATAAACGAAAGATTGTGGCTCATAACCTTGACGGCGGCATTTGTGAAATTCTTTGCAGGTTTAAATGCCAAATCAAGAAAGCTTGCCACATGCCTAAAGCTACAATGTGCGTTGGTATTAGTCAACACAACAGGCATTTTGTAATCGTTTAGTGTGCAATCAACCCCGTCAAGCGCAAAATCGCCCGATCTGTTCCAACTTGCGTATCCTCCCATTGCCTTATATATCATATCTGCAATTGAAGCTTGTCCGCTAGCGTTGGGGTGGATGTTATCGCTAACAAGTACGCTAGTCCAACGTAAAGCGCTATCTGCGCCGCTTAAAAACTTATACTTTCCCCAGTAAGTTTCATATAAAGTTTTAATTTCATCATATGCTTTTTGTTTTGCAACCGTAGTAAAACCGATTATAGGTGTTGCAATCCATCCAATGTAAAGCGTTGCATTTGGTAACTGTGCCATTAAATCAATTGTATCTTTAATTCCCGAATTGATAAGGGAAGCTGCAACAAATTGGTCATTCCAGCCGCCTGCAACAACAACATACTTAACTTGTTTCTTTTGCTTATCTGTTAGACCTGCTATTGCTTGCGATAGCAGAGCAGAAAAGTGAGTATTCGCACCAAATCCGCTGCCGCCTAAACTTTTATTAACATAAAAGCTGGCATCACTGAAATATTTTTCATGCAAGATATCGCACCACGGTTTCACCATGCCGTCGGGTGTGTACCCTTCCCCGTATGAGTCGCCAATTGTTATCAATCCATAGTCGGTTAACCATGTATCAATAATATCAGACAATTCTCCGCTTGACTTTAAGTTGTCCATATAATCGTCAATTGCCTTGATATAGTCCAAATTATCAATATAATTTTGTACATCTGCTTGCCATTTATTCCATTGCTTATAGTAATCATCCCATTTTGTATTTAAATCTTTAGTCGTTTCAAGAATCCAATCAAGATTTAAATTATGGAAATCCGTATAAGGAAAATTAGAAAATGCCATTGTCTACCCCCTACTTAAATTGATCTGAAGGAATCACGTTGTACTCTTTACCATCATCGCCGACAACTAAAATTGGTTCAAAAGCTTTGGCAAAATATGTAGCATCCGGTATTTGACCAAATTTACAAATCAAAATTTTTATGGATGCAATTTTAGTAAGATCAGTTATATATAAGAAAAAGGTGCAAGGCGATTTTGAATTTATAGGTGGGAAAATCATATGTACATTTGAATTAGCAAGCAATCTGTTTTGAATTGTACTAATGTTGTCACTACTTACAACAAGAATATCTTCATATGAGTACCCATCTGGTAATGTTATTGTTTGTTCATGAATTGATAGTTCAGATGCACCATAGGATATATTTATAATATTGCCGTATGTGTTTAAACTCATACTAACATACCCCCTTTTTCCCAACCATAGCCCTCAATAACACCTATTGAAATTGTTTCAAGCTCTTTTCCGCAATGCATGAAAAAACCATGACCAATATCAAGTCCAATGTGCCTTCCCTTACCGCCAAAAGTTGTATACAGTAAATCTCCATCTTTAGTCTTGTCAGGAGTCGTCACATTAGTACAACTGTTGATATATGCAGTCGAATACATAAATTTCCCTGTAACAAGATTGATAAAGCCGCTGCAATCAATCACAATCTTTCCCAAACAGAAAGCTTTAATCTGTGCTTTTTGCTGTGCGTTGTACTTCTTAAAATAATTTGGCTCAGCACTCCATAAAGCTTCAAAAACCTCAGGAGTACATTTTTGCCCCTTCGCGCCGTAAAGGTAAGCGTACTTGTCACGGTTTTTGTAAAGCTCTCTTGCCTTAGCAATATATGCCACGTTCTTATCCGGAATATTATAAATCATTGTTTAATTCTCCTTATCTTTTACTATTGTCAACAACTCAGTGATTACCTTCGTGTTGTTGTTCAATGCGTCGACCCATTTTGCACTCTCTTGGTCGTGCTTTTCATACCAGGTCTTTCTTTCCTCGCGCTGCCGCACGTCAAGAGCGTTTACATACCACATTACAGCGCCAAGACATACGCACGGCACACCAACCATTTGTGCGATTTGTGCAATTGCATTCATAATTTCCATATCACCACACTCCTATCAAAAGTCTATCTGCATAAAGCTTGCATACCTCATCGAGAAAATTGTAAGCTTTAGTCAGATCAATTTCCGCCTGCATCATTTGTTGCGAAGTTGTAACACCTATGTTTCCGTGAATCCTTCCCTCATGCGTTCCGCTTGTTGTTGACTCATCCAAACCATTGGTAACACTTCCGTGTGAGGTGTCAGCACCAAAAGTTTGGGAATCACTTCCGCTATCAGTCATGTTGTCAGTGTTGGCAACTTCAGGAGTTGAAGAATTAAACGCTGCAACCTTATGTGTACTGTCGGAAACTTTTCCAAAAGTTGTTGTAACGCTGCCTTTGTTAAACGTTTCTTCTGTATCAACTTTTCCCTTTTGGAAAGTACCGCCCCCAGTATCAGTCCAACTTTCCATTCTATCATAGTTTTCGATAGGATTATACTCAAGCTGTGTTACTTCCCACAAGTGATCAATAGTCCATTGTAAAGACCTTGCTACACTTGTAACGTGCCGTCTTAAATATTTGGGATCCTGATAAACAGGTGTTAAATCACCATATGATAACAAAAAGTGTTCAATAAGTTGATCTTTTGACAAACCTTTAACATAGATATCGTTAAAGATACTATTATCATAGTCATACAGAGTCGCTAGTGGTATAATTGTTCTCACGCTGTTCACCCCCTCTATTGATAGGATACCTTAAACGTGCTTTAATGTCAAGGTTATAATGTGCGTTTACCTTTTCTAAACATTCGTTAATTGTCTCAACCCACAACTCACACTTCGACATTACAGCGTTTTTGGTTTCCTCAACCTCATCTGTAATCATGCGCTCTTTTTTCTCAGGCGCTGTATAAATACCAATCTCCATATCAAAAGCGTGTTTGAGTTGTTCAACGCTTTCCAATGCAGCTTTAACAACATTGTAACATTTTTCAATGTCATTATTAAAATATTCGTAGAGAGGTCTACCAGTTTCCTTATCAAAAAGTGATTGATTGATCACAACAGCAAGTTTTCCAGACATGATATCGTCAAAAGCTGCCTTAAAAGTCTCACTTGCGCTTTTGTTGCGTGCCGTAAAAATAAAACCAAACTTTGCAAGTGCACTAGCAACGTCACAGTTTGAGAGCGTTAACGCTACACGTTGTGCGTATGAATTTATCAGATCTCCAATGCCGCACCAATCAGGAGTTAACCTCACTACTTCGCAATCAGTACCGATAACTAAATCTCCATTAAAACTAGCATCAAAAGCGGGGTTAGCAACTATATAATTTGTAGGCTGATATTGTACATCGAACCCATAAGGGCTTCCGTGTTGTGGAATGATTCCAAAACGTGCTGTGTTCATAACGCAAAAGTTCCCTTTTAAAAACAGTAAAGGGTAAATATAATTTTTTGACCAATTTTGAGGCATACCCTCAAAAATAATAAGACTTTCTGCTCTTTGCAAAAAGTAGCGAAAATATGTTGAGTAGTCCCAAGTGTTGTTTATATGAATCATGTTTGGATTTTGTCGCGACTCATATTCATTTATAATCGGACTTGATACCCCTTCCCCCACATAGTACCCACTATATACAAACGGTTTCATTCTATGAACATACCCCCATTCAAAAAGTTGTTGATTATCTCTTTTCCGTTTTCATTCGCGGAGCAAATTACATCTGCACTTTCGCATTTAACAAAACCAGTTAAACCAGAAAGTGAAGTAGGATTGCAAAGAGGTCTGCCAAAATGGTTAGCATCAACTGTTGTCTGTGTAAAGAATCTACATGTTAATGTGCAAAAGTTTTCCTGTGATACGCAACCGCCAGACCCACTCGAAGTCACATTACTTGATACCAGACCGCCAACTAGAGAAAGTACACCGCTGGCAGCGCCTAAAGCATTACCAGTTACAGCACTAGCAATTAAACCGCCTGCACCTTCTGCAATATTTCCCCCTCCATTACTTGAACGGGTTGAAAATCCAACGTTAGCTCCTGCACTACCAAAGTAATACCCAAAAACACCTTTGCTATTAAAAACGCTTGCGCTGATATTTCCGTTTATATCCATTTGCATTCCAACATATATTTTTCTGTCGGCTTTGATAAAACTACCATCAATTGGAATAGTCCCTATATATGGAATTGCAAGCGTATACTTTGAAAACGGCTCAACGTTTCTATAATCAAAATTTTCCACTTGTGGATGATTTGGGGCTGTAACTGAAACTACATTCCCCCAAATTTTGCCATTTGAAATAGCAGTACCTGTGCCGCAACCTGGAATCGGGCCAAGTGATATAGAATCGCTACCGCCGCCAATTGAGACAGGAACCCAACAAGCTGATATAATATAATCTTGCGTGTTAAAAACTTGTTTTGTGATTACATCGCCGATTTTCGTCCAGTCCGTGAGGGCATCAATAAAAGTTGATGAATACAAATAGTTACACAAAGCGGAAAACTGTGCTGGACTCAAAGCATGAAAAGCGTTTCCATTTTTTCCTGCTGTTGTAAGTATGATACTTCCTGCATTAGAAAAGCCAAAATTATTTGATAGAGCTTGCTGTATAGTTGTACTTGAGGAAGTAGGAAAAAGCGTATCAGATAATTCTTTATCAAAAAGGCTGCTTGATCTTGTTACATACTGTGTATTAGCTAAAATCTCACTTTTGTAGCTTGCCAAATAATCACAAGTGCAAGAAATTTCATATGTAGATTCTACATATGTAACATCATTGATAAAATAGTATCTTCCAAAAGTTTCACAGTATGCAACATTCCAATCAAAAGGTGCAACCCCGTGCAAAATGAAAGTTGGTCTTTCTACACTTGTACTGCTTTTAAGTACACATGTTGCACTTTCTGAAAATGTAGGTATTTTCGTGCTATTTATTCTTTTGTCTGATTTTCCAAATTTAACTTCAAATGCCATATGTACCCCCTATTCAAGAAAAGGGGCTTGAAGCCCCTTTGTTTAATCAAGTAAAATCAAAATTGCATTCTCTGTAAAGTCAACAGGAGTCTTAAATGTGTAATGATTCCAACCGTTTCTAAAACCAAACCTTGCATTTAATGGCTCGAGCGCGCTCCATTGATCAACCGGCACAATTCCCAACGTATCAATATCCATCATAATTCCTAGGACATTGTCAACTGTTTGATTTGATAAAGTAAACTTTGTCTTTCCATCTGGTTTTACTCCCTCAGCGCTACCCTTGATTTGCATTGGATTGCTGGGATCCGTCCAAAAAGTTACTTTCTCATAATCTCCCAATTCAGCTTTCTCAGGGTGGAAAAATTCTGAACCATTAGCCTCAAAGTAATTTCCGAATTTTGAAACCAGATAAAAACGCAAGTCTGCTGCATCAGTGTGGCGGTTTACAACTTTTCCTGTAAAATCGCCATGAAATCTTGTTCCGCGAACAGCAAGATTTTCTTTAAGTGTTTTCATCTCAGCCGACAACCAAATCATAAAAGGACGGAAATCAGCTGGGTTCATAATTGTTTTTGCCGTCATTGCAAGTCCTGTCTCAGCGTTATACTTTGTTAATGCGTGAAAAACCTGCTCTTTTTTACACATATTGCCGCTTGTTGGTGTTGCTTTACCAGCGTCAGCAAGGATAATTGCAAGGTTGGCAAGTTGGGCTCGTGACCTATTTTCAAGATCAATCTCGTAAACATTTGAAAATTCAGTCATAAGCATGGAGAAATACGCCGCCACGCCTGACTCAGAATCAAACGCTGCATTGATCTGATTCTTATAAATAGTATACTTTCTTGCAAAAGTCTGGCCACCGCTTGCGATTGTAAGAAGTACATCATACTTTACTGGCTTTGTTCCTGCTTTCCAGTCTTGACTTGCCTCATCTTTAGCAAGCTCAACGTTAATATTCCACTCATCATTATCAACCTCAGATTCATTTACAATCGGGGTAAACTTTCTAATATAATTGCCGTATCGTTGATCATCCCAAACCATACCGGAAAGTTTTCGTGAATAGGGTCGAATAGCATAAATTGATTTAGCGAGAACTGTTGGAATGATTTGATAAAGGTTGTCATCTTCTCTATCAAAGCCCATTTTAAATGTATTTTGCATTTGTCCAAAAGTTAAATTTTGAGCAGACGTTCTACCAGTATACTGGTTATACATTTGTGTAAGTAGTGGCGCAATTTGTGTATATGTAAGATTTGCCATTGTTTACCTCCTTTAGAAAAACTTACTAAAATCTGTCTTGTCGTTTGAACCGCCAAAATTAGTCTTGCCATTTGCAAGCTGCTGTGCTTTTACAAGTGCAGCCGCAAATTTTTCATAGTCAAATGAACTATCTGTCTTCTGATCTGTCTTCTGATCTGTCTTCTGATCTGTCTTCTGATCTGTCGTAACGTCAAACGCTGCAATTTCATCTTTACTATATCCGGCATTTACAAGCTTCAAAATTTCATCAATTTTCATATTTTAACCTTCTTTCTTTATTTGTTGACAGCTGTAAACAGACTCGAACTGTTATTATATGATTCAAAGTCATATGTGCTAACCGTTTACACTATACAGCAGTAATAGGCGGTCTGTCTGTCGTCCCCGACTCGCACACACTGGCTAGTGTTTGGATAGTGCAACCGCCTATTTATTATATATCATTTATATAATTGTTTGTCAATTACAACTTTATAGAATATCATACCATGATACACAATCAAAAGATGCTAAAAAGTCGCACTGTGTTTCATAGTCTGAAAATGTTATGTCACCACTAATAAACATTGGTTTTAGATACTTTTTACTACTGGTTTGCCACCTCTCTAGTGATGATGGCGAAGCATCAAAAACATCGTCACAATGAGCTTTCATCGGTTTAGTAACGTAAAATTTAAAGTCTGACTTATGAAGCCAAACTGAAAACAAAGGTGTTTTCATGTCGTGCGTATACTCTTTTAAGTTTTGATGTCGTATTCTATCATCTTCAAGATCCATAAATTCATTATCAAGTTCCATTTTTGCTCTGCCTTTTGGGAGATTTCTGTAAAAAGCGTTTTGTCTCTTTTTCTCAGAAATAGGAGATTTGAACGGAAGTATAAGTGTTGTCTCACACCTATCTACTTGCGTAATTTCAGTTCTTTCTTTTACTGCTTTGTAACAGTCAGGGATAAGTCTGTATCCGATAAGGATATTTGACATAATAGCGTTAGAATTTCCAAAAAACCACGTTCTTATTTTTTCCGTTTCCGAGTCAGGTCTATTTCTGAACAGCACTTCCATGATATTTTTGTACGCCTGGAATTCATTTTTTATAGGTCTGTCACCTTTTTGCGGAATGAATTCATCAAAAATTACATCATAAAAGCGTGTGAAATCTATACCTGTTTTGTTTTGGAAAGTAGACAGCGAAACACCTACTATAAAAGGTTTATCGTTTTGCAAGTCCTCATCTGTCAGATACGCTTTGCCGTATCCTTTTTTGTCGTTATATTTCAACCGAATATCTTTTCCAAACCAGTCTGGTTTTACAAAGTCGCCTATAGTCGAAAAGCTGTTCTCAAGTGCAACGTTTGTTCTACGCACGTATAAAATAGGGAAGTGCCTATCATTCCAGATATCACATATCAAATGCGATTTTCCAATACCTCTTCCGCCTATGATATCTATATATCGCTGTCCAACTTCACAAATATATTTATAATTCAAATACCCGTTTTCTTTATATAAACTCATATTATCACCTCTTTAACTTAAAAGAGGGAAGTCGTTTGACTTCCCTTCATACCTTATACCAGCTCAAAATTCATATAAGTCCTACCAGCTTTACTCTGCGATCTTGTCAATTTAAACTGTAAATTGTAAGTCTCCATAAAATCATAGGCATTTTCTGCCGTCTTGATCACAGTTGGACTTGACGTTGCAATTGTTACAACTTCACCCGTCTCAATGTTTGTATGATAAAAAACAGCAACTTCCTTATCATCATCTGTCGTATAGCGTACATAATCTGTAACATTTACGATAGTATCATCTGGCAAATTCTTCATTAACAGATGATTGTCATTTACCATCTTAAACATTTCTTTCTTGTCAAATTCTCTTGATTGTCTTTCAATTCTCATTTTCGTTATCCTCTTTTCTTTTATTTAAGGTTATTATCCTTTACAAGTATATAATAACTTATTTACAAAAGTTTTGCAAATAAAACGTTATTTACTCTACTATTTCATCGACTATAGTGTAATTCTTGATTTGATCATCTGATAAACCTATCTCATAATTGCGAGCTATCATACAACTATAGCCTGTATACTCTGTTATTGCTTCTTTGCCTTGATAATCAACAACTTTTGTTTTTGTGATAGTATCGGTGTCATTATACCAAATTTGAAAACCACCACTATTCTTTATTTTGAACCCCTCTCTAAAGTTATCAAGGTTTTTAATTACTTCTACACCCCTTGCCTTTTTAACTCCCGATATAGTACAACCAAAATACGTTTTATCTTTTGTTTCTTTATACGCGTTAAAACAATACTTCTTCGCACCTAAAGTTTTAAAATCTTTGTATTCTGGTTCATACCTATTTTCAGATTTTATATCACTTTCACAGTCAAAATATCCGATATAATATTTTTTGCCGTCAATGTCAACAAAAGTATTAGTTTCTTCGCACAGCTCATATATCCAATTATTTAATTCTGTCAATTTGTCAAAATTGAAATGAGTTGCTTTACAACTGTCTGTATCACAGTAAATATAGCTACTTTCCGCACATGCTAAAATTCTACGTAAATGTTTACGTGCATGTGCAGTTGTATATACCCCCCAAACATACGGCAAAACGCTTTTTTCGCTTTGCTCTGCAATGCTTTTTTCATCTGGTATCGAAAAGCCGCTTGCATCAACTTTTTCTTTATATGCAATATCATTTTCATACCTTGCATATGAAAATTCTTGCCATTCATTTTCCAAATATATCATTATAGGATGAACAGGGTCTGTTGCTGCCATGCCATAAATGCCGTTTAATTTATTTTTGGCTTTCATTAAATCGTACTCCGCCTCTTCCCTCTCTTTGCTATTTGGGGCTGTATGCTTCACGGCTATTTTAAGTTTTGTTTTTGCTGTGAAATATTCCATGATAACAGAACGCACATCATCAGGGATATATCCATATCTTGCAGTATATAAGGTATCCTCTATAATTTCAATGGTGTCAAAATCATAACATTCGTCAATGATCGAATAGTCTATATCTGTCACTGTTGTTTCAAGCTCTGCTGCTTTCCACACTCTGCCATTGTCAGGGTCGACACCTTGCAAATTACGGCATTTGCTTATAGATAGATACGGGTTGTATTGATCTTCTTTAAGTCTTACATTTGTAAGCTTTATTTGTGCTATCCATGCAAGCTCTTTACTTTTTATGTATTTTAAACATTTTGATGTTACGGGCATTTTTTCAAATGCTGTCACCGGAAACTTCATCAAAAGAAGCATAGCCGGATACATGCTGCTAGCATCGAAACTATAAACGTCATGATAGATTTTAGCGCACTTTATCATGTTGGCGTGAGTATCACCGCCACGAAAAGCCTCTTTTAAAAGCTTATATGTTTTGTCTGTTAAAGCTAACTTTTTCTTTAACAGCCTGGTGGTAGTGCCTTTTCTTATAGCTCTTTTCATATCACGTCTCACATAAGAGGTACTTGTTAGAGGTACTGTTGCAATTTTATCTCCATCTTTTGTAAGCATGTATGTTAGTGCTTCCCATAGTCCTAAAGTATCATTGATTATATATCCCCACTCTATAGGATTGATATAACTTTCGTTATGCCTTACAAGTGAGTAGTCCAAATCGCCTTTTGCTTTTATGTGCGTACATCCAGCCATTTTTTTCGTGAAGTTATCAAGCGACATGTTTGTGAGCTTATAACTGCACCTCAGTTCTATACCACGTTTCTTTAAGCGCCATACAAGCGGTTTACGTTTACCAGTTGCGAACACTTCGCTATAATCGTTTAAATAGCCAATCATAAAAGAAAATTCAAAAGGCAGATTGTGAACGTAAATTACAAAATAACGTGACTCACTAGTCTTATAATAGGCTTGAATTTTATCAAGTAAAACAATAAAATCTTTCCAATATCTGCCCTCTACTTCTTCTCCATCAATGCAAGCTGACCAAACATACATAAAAGCATCAATAGGCTTTGTGACTTCTTCGCCTTGATCATCTTTTTCAATCCGTGTCCGTGATGTTGTTTCAATGTCAAATGTTCCAAATTGGTCTATATAATAGGGACTGTCTTTCTTTTTGCCTAAAGGTTTGTGCAATGAAAAGCCATGTGACGGAACATAGTCCGTCACTGACTTTACTTCTATATCATCATATTTGTTTGACCTATTTAAACATTGAACAATCATAATTTATAACTCCTGCTTTATAGACTTTGGTTTTGGCTTCGCTCGATTGCTTTTATATAGTTTGTTTGCCGCTTTAAATTCTCTCGCTTTATCTTTCCATGATAGGGAACTATTTTGTATAATCGCGACTCTAAACTCTGCCTGGTCTTTTAAATTTGGGTATAATTCTTCGGATGCTTTAAAAAGTTCTTGTAAGCCCTCTCTATTGTTTGTATTTAATGACTCTGTTAACAGTGTAACAATTTGATCGCTCGAAAGCTGTGCATATTTTTTATCTGACAAATAATGCAACGTATTGAAAAGCTTGTCACGAACGCTTTTGCTAAGTTTAGATATATCAACTCCGTAACGCTCCTTAAATGTTGCAACCCGCTTGTTTTCTACTTCAATACTGCCTCTTGCTGTTGAAGCTTTTGCTTCAAGATAGTGGAGAAGCTTGTTTTCAAGTGCTCTCAATTCACGAATTGAAAAATCTTTATAAACTGCCTTGCCCGTTGATACATAAGAAGCGTTATAAGAAACGTGCTTATTAAAGTAGTCAACCGCGTCTTGATATCTGAAAAGTGCTGTTCTATCTTCTGTGATTCTGCCTTTTGATATTGCAGTTGTTAATGTTTTGGCGCGCTTGTTTGCAACGTTGGCAAGCTTACCAACACGAGCGATATACTCCGCTTTACTGGAAGTGGACTCGATAGAATCGTAGTGCCAACGGGTGAAATATTTTGCCTGGATTTCTGTTTGTTTCATAACTCGATACCTCTTTTCTTTAATTCTTCTTTTACAATTTCATATTTATAGTTGTGTGGTGTAATTTCTCTGAAAATGTTGCCAATTTCCTTTTCAATGTAACCGTGCTGTTTTAATACTAAAACAATGTATTGAACTGCTTCCCTTCCCTCTTTATAACTACACTTAAAACCATTATGCTTGTCATCACTCCATTTTGCGGTCTTAACATCTTCAACAGCTTGCACTAAAAGCGCATGTTGTAGCATTTCATAAGGTGTTAGCTTACTATTTATAATGCCGTCTTTAGGTCTTTTCATTTCTTTATATCTCCTTGAGTTTTTCTTTTATTGTATCATGGAGTTGTTAACAAATAAAGGATAAATTATGAACAAAGTATTAACAAATTATTGTTATAGTTGGTATAGAACAAATGTGCCAACAGAGGAGGCG